AAAACCACTAAGGTCTAGTTGTACATCATTTATAATATCAATTAGTTGTGTCATTAGGAAGCAACCTGTCGTAGTGCGGTTACGGCATCTAGTCCTGTAGTACCTGCAAGGGCATTACAAATTCCAGTTACGGCTTTATAAAGTCTAGGGTCAGTAGTTCCATACTTATAGTTAAGTGCACCTTGTACTGCCATAGGTGTAGTTAGTCCAGCCCATTTACTAGCAGCACCTTGTTCATCAAGGTATGCTGACTTTGCTGGATAAGAACCTCCACCGTTAGCAAGACGATTAAGTTCGTCAACTAACGTGCTTCCTGCTCTACCATATATAGCCATTACTAACCTCCTATTTTAATTGAAAATCGTGGAGTTGTTCCTGTATGAAACATGGTAAAACCTGCATTAATTTTATGAAGTAAATCTACAAAATGTGAATCAACGTCTGGCATATCGCCAACAATAAACTTGGCTCCCGCTCTATGCGCTGCAATAATAGTATCTACTGTTTCAGGACGTAATGGTTTACCACTAAGTTTTCCATTGCGAGCCAACATAATTACTTTACCTTTTAGGTCGCCACTAGGTGAACCAAGTTTTAACAAACTGGTTTCGCTAGATGATTTACCTACGGCTTGTGGATTGCCCACGGCAACTGTTTTAGGACCAGTATGCAACTCAACAATTGCATGATGAGCATGTGCTCTCATGGCAATATCTTTGGCATCACCTAACGGTGTGCCTTTACCAGCATTACCGCCAGGAATTGCTTTTGTATTTCCAGCCATTACCACTTCACCTTGTCTGCCCAGTAAGCAGCACTCATCTTACCTTTGGCAATGTTCTTAGCATGACGGGCTTTAAAGGAAGCCTGACGTGCTGTTGGTTTATGGTCACCGACCACGCCCTGTTGTCCAAAGCGAATTGTCTTTACCTTGTCGCCTTCCTTAGCTACAACCACATGTGATTTAGTAGGATGGCTAGGTGTGCGCTTAGGCTTATTAAAGCCTGATACTCCAGCTCTGGTTAGACGTGAATCGGTTGCCATAATTATTTTCCTTTTGCTTTGCCTTTAGCTATTAGTTGGTACCTGAACTGTCGTAGGTTCCATTTTTGATGCGACTCTTCTGAAGAGCATCTTGGGCTTTACTTGCCATCTTGTCCCTAGTTGCAGGGCTTATGATCTTAGGAAGTGGCTTGTGACCTACAGTTTTGTTGAAGTTAACCGGACCTTGAGATTTAACTGCACCCTTAGTCTGTCCACCAACGGTTCCGTGTTGGACCGTGTTGATGTGTCGATTATCAACCGCAGTGTTTCTTACACCGGGATTAGGAACCCCAGGTGTTGGGATTCTGTTTGGCATTACTTAGCCCGTCCACCTTCAGGTTGGACGTAGATACCTTCAACAACTTGTGAAGGACCCATGCCTGTCTTGCCTACGCGTGGCTGTGCTACGTTGGCAGCAGCAGGTGCTACGCCTCCGTGGAAGTCAGCCTTGTTTACTGACGATACGTCTGTAGCTGAGCTACGAGACTTTGGTGACATCATGTCTGACATTATTCTTTTCCTTTTCCATATGGGGGTGGTACGTCGAAGCCTTTGATGATTGACGCATCTTGACCTGACGCAACTCTGACTGGTGCTTTGATTGTGACGGCTGTATCAGCGCATCCGCATTGTGTGCACATAGTTACTTACCTTTCTTCATAATTCTTTTTGCTAATGCCTTGTCCATTTTCATATCAGCTTTAGGAGATGGCTTCTTTGCATCCATCTTTGTATCAGCTTTTTTGAAGGCAGCCTTTTGTGCAGGCTTCATGCCCTTCATGACCTTGGCGTCTTGTTTCTTGTCGTTGTGCATTGCCATTAGACTGCTCCTACTTCTTTCATGACCTCTACGGTCTTTTCGTTTATGAAATTGGCTTTCGGCATCTTGCTGCCGTTGTAAGGTTTGTTAAGAACCTCTGAGGCTTCAAGCGCTTTCTGTACAGCAGCACGTGATGTTCCTTCAGGTTGAACCCCTTGGGCACGGGCATCTTTGTAGTAAGCCAATTCTTTGTCCCACTTTTTCTGGGTGGTACCAGAGGCAACAATGCTGCCCTTAGCATCTCCTGCGTTGAGTTGTATGCCTTTGGCTTTACACCCAAAGCAGTCCGGTCCACACTTGGTGTGGTCAACGAAGATGTCATCTTGATATTCAAAAAGTTCTACTGATGTAACATCACACTTGGTACATCCATAAAGGGCTGGACGTTCCTTGACGTCTCCGTCTACCAACTCGTAAGCCCATTCAATTATCTTGGGTACGTGAGTATGATTACTCTGAGAAGATGTTTGCTGAGTATCCTGCATTGATTAGTGCCGTCCTTTGTGCGTCGTTTATATAGTGCTTATAGCCACCACGAAATAGGTAACCATAATCTGCTTCTGCAGTCTGGTCTTCCGTTGGGTAGCGAATCTCTTGCCAGACTCCCTTAACACGCAGGACTGTTACACCACGGGTCAAGCGAAAGCGGACAAACAAACGTCCACCACCGGCAGGACCTTCCGACACAGTCGGAGGTAAAAAGTAATAAGCCATTGTGCTCCCTTAATAGTGGACTTACCATAAGGCTGGATTGCTCCAGCCCTACAGTCAATTAACTATTAGTAGTCGATTGAAGAAGAAGTCTCTACGCGGTAGAGTGCTTCATCACGGTAGATGGAGAAGCCAAGTACGCCGTACCAGCCGAGTGGGCGGTGACGCATCAACTTATCAACAACTGGTCCGATAACAACATGTGGTTCTTCAGCCACTGCTTCAGCAAGAGCTTGTTGTCCTGCGAAGTAGGTGTTGAAAACGTTTGTCTCATGTGTAAAGGTAACTGATGCACCAGAGGTGACACCAGCAGAAAGTACTGGTGCGTCAAGTGTTACAGATCCTGTACCGATAGATACAACGTTTGCACCTGTTGTAAGTCCTGTTGCAGCAGCAACGTCAGATACCAAGATACCTGAAGTAGATGTAACAGCAAGGACGTATGCACCAGAAGCAGCAGAAGCTGTTGTGGTTGTGGTTGATGTTGTCTTAGCAGCACCCTTGAAATCATTGTACATACGTGGTGATTCTACGTAGAATGCACCTTCGTAAGTTCCAATTTCGCCTGCCCAGATTTCATCATTTGATTGGTACTCATGTGGCTGACGCCATGAACCTACGCCTGTTTCGGCGCGAAGGTCGTGAGCAACTTCTGGGTGGATACCTGCCCAGTACAAGGAACCCTTACGTGGGATAGCCTTGTTGGTACGTAGCTTAGCAACTGCCTTACGAGCAACTGCTGAAGTGAAAGTATCTGAAGATGTTAGTGTTGCAGTTGAAGTACGTGCGCCACCGTATAGTGCGTTAGTACCTGTGCGAAGCACGTTCTGCGCGACTGTATCGATAGAGTCTGCAAGGTTGTACGCAATGATGTTAGCAACGGCTGGGTCTACGTCAGCAAGGCTGAAGAGTTCCAAAGCACGTGTAACTAGTACTGCGTTACCATACTCAGCAAGAGTAATGGTTGTGTATGTTGGGGTAGCCAGTGCTACTGCATCTGGGTCAACTGCTTCAGTCAGAGTTGCGGTCTGTTGAGTCAGGTCGACATAGCGTTGCAATACAACTGAGGAACCCGGAATGCTCTGACGAGCAGGGGTCTTATCTGCGACTTGGCGGATAAGTGGCTGTACACGAAGCGCGAATTCGATAAGACGGTCATAAGCCTTTTGGACTAGACCAGCGCTTCCTACTGTACCTCCGAGTGTTGAGGACCCGGTGGAGGTATATGCGTTTGCCATTTGTTGCACCTCCTTATGAGGATGTTAGATTCGGTTGATTAAAAATTCCCAGATTGAATCATGGCGATAATCTCTTCTGCACTAGTGGCATCATTGATTCGCTGGAATCCATCCTGAGCTCTGTCGGGTGTTAGTGCACCCTGAGTAACAATGTCCTGTTGGCGTAGTGCCGCTAGGTCAGCTTGTTGTTGAGGGTCTGCCTGAGACTTAGTTTCTAATCCAAACAAATCAGCGTTATCATCGAGCCAGTGCGAGACTGACTCCTCGTTAACATCTGTTAAGTCATTAAGTATTAGACGTGCTGCCTTAGGGTTGACACCCTTTTGATTTAGGACTTCTTTGACAACTCGCTCACGCTGCACCTTGGATAAACCCTCAAGTTGCTCAGTGAGTTCTTTGATACGCTTTTCATCAGCGCGTTTTGCTTTACGTAACTTCTTTAGCAGGTCGCTTCCGTCGTTACTATATTGCGGCGCTTCGTCTTCCATATCGAAGTCGTCGTCATCTTCCCAATCGTTTGTTGCCATAGCAACCGTTCTCCCATTCTGTTAGTTGTATCGCAGACCTCATCAAAGTTTGGGGAAACTATGATGGCTTCTACTACCAGTCTTAATACGCTGCGTGGTGCTGGTCTATCCACGACAGGAATCTATTTAGAACTTACCTTGAATTGACTTTCCAAGGGAACCGCTATACCCGGCACCAACGTTGGCTCCTATAACGCCAGA